CTGAAATTTTTTCGTGCGGGAGTTATAGGGGAGGGGGGTACCCCGGCGGGGAAAGGAAATTACTATGGGCCAACGCGGACCGGCACCGTTGCCGGCGAACGTGCATATGCTGCGCGGCAACGCCGGCAAGAAGCCGATCGCCGATCTGTTCGCCGAGCTGCGGCCGGAGGTCGAGCTGCCTGACTGCCCCAGCTGGTGCTGGGCGGAGGCGAAGAAGGAGTGGAAGCGGATCTCCGTCGAGCTCCTGAAGTACGGCCTGGTGTCGAAGCTCGATCGCGCCGCCATGGTGCTGTACGTGCAGGCCTGGGCGCGGATGGTCTGGGCCGAGAAGCGCCTGTCGCGCGAGATCAGGCTGGCCGACGAGGCCCGCGCGCAGGCCGAGGCCGCCGGCGAGGTCTATACCGGCGGCGACGGCATCCAGGTGAAGACCGCCAACGGCAACTTTACCTATTCGCACTACTGGGTGGTGCAGCGGCATGCCGCTGCGGAAGTCAATCGTTATCTGGCCCTGTTCGGCCTGTCGCCCAGCTCGCGCTCCCGCGTGAGCACCAGCGACAACCGGCAGGGCTCTTTGTTTGGCCAGGACGGACCGGCGGGGGAAGACGAGTGGAACAAGGTGAGCTGACCTTCGGCGAGATCGCGACGCAGTACGCGCGCGACGTCGTGGAGGGGCGGATTCCGTCCTGCCGCTGGCACCGCCTGGCGTGCGAGCGCCACCTGAAGGATCTGGCGCGCGCCGGCACCGAGGCTTTCCCGTACCTCTTCAACCCGGAACTCACCAACCTGGCCGGCCGGACCTACCGGCCCGCCGAGCGCGTCTGCACCTTCGCCCAGCTGATGCCGCACATCAAAGGCGACTGGGCGGCGCGCGGTCTGCGCATCCACCTGGAGCCCTGGCAGATCTTCATCCTGGCCAGCATCTTCGGCTGGGTGCATATGATCACCTTCAAGCGTCGCTTCCGCGCGGCCGACCTCTTCGTGCCGCGGAAGAACGCCAAATCGACCCTGGCCGCCGTCATCGGCCTGGCCATGCTGGCGATCGACGACGAGTTCGGCGCCGAAGTGTATTCCGGCGCTACCTCGGAAAACCAGGCCATGGAAGTCTTCCGGCCGGCACTGCTGATGGCGCGGATGACGCCGAAGTTCCTGCAGCGCTACAACGTCAGCGCCAACGCCAGCAACCTGGCGATCGTCGAGAAAAACGCCAAGTTCGAGCCCGTCATCGGCAAGCCCGGCGACGGCGCCTCGCCCTCCTGCGCCATCGTCGATGAGTACCACGAGCACAAGACGCCGGATCTCTACGACACCATGAAGACCGGCATGATGGCGCGCTCGCAGCCGCTGCTGCTGGTGATCACCACCGCCGGCAGCGACATCGGCGGGCCCTGCTACATGCACCAGGTCGAGCTGCAGAAGATCCTCGAAGGCACCGTCGAAAACGAGCAGCGCTTCGGCATCGTCTTCACCATCGACGAGAAGGACGACTGGACGACGGAAGCCGCCCTCATCAAGGCCAATCCGAACTTCGGCGTCTCCATCATGCGTGATGTCATCCTGGGCGATCTGCGCGACGCCATCACCGACCCGCGCAAGCAGAACACCTTCAAGACCAAGCACCTCAACGTCTGGGTCGCCGCAGCCTCGCCCTGGCTCAATCTCAACAACCTGCAGCAGGGCGAAGACAAGGCGCTCACGCTGGAGGCCTTCGCCGGCGAAGAGTGCCGCGTCGGCCTAGACCTCGCCAGCAAGCAGGACATCGCCAGCGCCGTGTTCGAGTTCAAGCGCGAGATCGACGGCGAGGCGCACTACTACGCCATCAGCCGCAACTACGTCCCGCAGGCGGCGGTGGACAAGCCCGAGAACGCCCACTACCAGGCCTGGGTGAACGCCGGCCATCTCATTGTCACCCCGGGCAATATGATCGACCTCGAGATGATCCAGGAAGACATCCTGTCCGCCGCCGGCATCGTGCTAGTGCGCGAGATCGTCAAGGACCAGTGGGGCGGGCAGCAACTCGGCGCCAACCTCGCCCTGGAGGGCTTCGAAGTCGTGGACCTGCCGCAGCAGACACGCTACCTCAGCGAACCAATGAAGGACCTGCAGGCCCTGGTCGATGCCTGCCGCTTCCATCACGACGGCAACCCCTGCTACGTCTGGCAGATGAGCAACGTCGAGGTCGCCCCGGACCGCAACGAGAACATCTTCCCGCGCAAGCTGCGCGCCCAGAACAAGATCGACGCTGCGGTCGGCACCATCCTGGCGCATGCGCGGTCGATGGTGCCCGGTCAGCAGGAAACGTCCTTCTGGGAAATCGAACCCGCATGAAATTCCTAGACCGCTTGTTCGGCCGCAAGTCGAAAGAGCTGACTTACGACCAGATCGCCGACCTGATCGATGGCGTGAGTGGCGGCCAGGTGGCCGGGGTGTCGGTGACCGACAAAACGGCCCTGCAGGTATCGACGGTGCTGGCCTGTGTCAAGACCATCGCCGACGGCTGCGCAACGCCGGATCTGCACATCTATCGCGAGCTGCCCGACGGTTCGCGCGAGAAGGCCGTCAATATCCCGGAATACCGCCTGCTCAACCGGCGGCCGAACGAGTGGCAGACATCTTTCGAGTGGCGCCGCCTGATGACGCTGCATGCAGCGCTCACCGGCGCCGGCCTCTCGATCAAGGTACGCGGCGAGAATCGCCGCGTGCGCGAGCTGCTGCCGGTCGCTCCCGGCCGCTGGAGCGTGCGTCGCGTGTCGCGCTACGAGCTGCGTTATCGCTGCTGGGACGATTTCGGCTTCATTGGCGAATTCAGTTCAGACGATGTCTTTCTGCTGCAGGGCGTGCAGTGGGACTGGGTGAACAGCCTCAACGCCGTCTTCCTGGCGCGATCGGCCATCGGGCTGGCGATGGCTACCGAAAAGAGCCAGGCGAGCATGCACGCGAACGGCTTGCGCCCATCCGGCACGTATGCAGTCGAAGGCACGCTCAGCCCCGAGCAGCATGAGCGTCTGTCGCAGTATCTCAAGGCGCGCGCCGGGCCCGACAAGACGGGCATCCCGCTGGTGATGGATAGGAATGCCAAGTGGCTCAACATGGCCATGACAGGTGTGGACGCCCAGCACGTCGAGACCCGACGGATGCAGGTCGAGGAGATCTGCCGCGGCTACGGCGTCTTCCCGATCATGGTGGGACACTCCGACAAGGCCAGCACCTTCGCCAGCTCGGAGGCCTTCTTCGCCGCCCACGTCAAGCACACCCTGGCACCGTGGCATCGTGCCTGGACGCAGCGGATCGACGAGATGCTGCTCGACGGTGCCGGTCCGCTATTCGGCGAATTCGATGTGCGCTACATGATGGCCGGCTCGATGAAGGACCGTTCGCAGTGGGCGCGCACGATGGCCGAGCTGGGCATCTACACCCGCAACGAGATCCGCGACGAGGAGGGCAAGGATCCGCTGCCCGGTCTCGACGATCCGCTGACGCCGCTGAATATGACACGAAGCCCGAAAGGAACAGACGATGAAGACCCGACCGAATCTTGAGCGCCGCGACGCCGGCGAGCGTCGTGAAGTCCGCTTTACGGCACTGCAGCTGAAGGCCTCGGAAGACGGCACGGTGGAAGGCTACGGCTCCGTCTTCGGCGTGCGCGACAACTACGACGACATCATCGCTGCCGGCGCCTTTGCTGCCTCCCTGCAGGCGCACAAGGCCGCCGGCACCATGCCGGCCATGCTCTGGCAGCATGACCCCGGCGAGCCGATCGGCATCTGGCTCGACATGAGTGAGGACGGCAATGGCCTGCGCGTCAAGGGTCGGCTGGCGCTCGATACCACGCGCGGCCGTGAGGCGCACGCCCTGCTCAAGATGGGCGCGATCAACGGCCTGTCCATCGGCTTCATGTCGAAGCAATGGTCCTACGATACCGACACCGACGTGCGCACGCTGACCGAGATCGACCTGTGGGAGGTCTCCATGGTCACTTTCCCGGCGAACGAGAAGGCGCGCATCACCAACGTCAAGTCCGCCGAACTGGCGACCCCGAAAGACGCTGAAAAAGCCCTGCGCGAGGCCGGGTTCAGCAAATCAGACGCGACGGCATTCGTGTCGCGCGTCATGCGGATGGGCGAGGCGCGGAGAGATTCCGCCGAATCGACCGCCGTGGCCATGAAGGCAGCCCGCCGGCTGCTCGAAACCCTCTCATCCTGATAGGAGCACCCATTATGCAAAGCATCATGACCCGCCACCATGCGGCCTTCCTGGCCAAGGTGGCCGTCCTCGGCACGCTCATCCCGCTCTACGAGAAGCGCGACGCGCCCGACATCAAGAGCATCGCCGACGCCATTGACAAGATCGCCGGCGCCTTCGAGGAGTACAAGAAGACCAACGATCAGCGCCTGGATGCGATCAAGAACGGCCAGTCGACCACCGATTTCGACGCCAAGCTGGCCAGGATCGACCAGCACATCGACGCCCTCAACGAAGTCAAGGCTCGCCTGGAAAAGATGGAAACGCGCATGGCTCGTCCGGGCGCCTTCGGTGGCCGCGCCCAGGACGGCGATCTTCCGTCTCCCGAGGCCGAGGCTTACAAGGCCGCCTTCCTCTCGTGGGTGCGCAACCCGGGCGACCCGGAGCGCCGCACCGCCCTGCAGCAGCGCGCCAAGACCCTGCGCGCCGTCGAGTCCAAGGCCTTCGGCGACGATGACGGGTTCGAGACGCGCGCCGCGCAGACGGTCACCTCCACCGGCTCCGCCGGCGGCTTCGCCCTGCCGGAAATCATCGAGCGCAGTATCGCCAAGCTGAGCGTCGACATCTCGCCGATCCGCCAGATCGCCACCGTCCGCACCGTCGGCAGCTCAGACTACAAGGAGCTGTTCGACATCGGCGGTGCCGCCTTCGAGTGGGTAGGCGAAGCCGGTGCGCGCAGCCAGACCAACACGCCCGACCTCGCCGAGGTTGCGCCGACCTTCGGCATGGCCTCGGCCAAGCCGCAGGCCTCCGAAGAGTCGCTCGATGACCTCTTCTTCGACGTTGAGGACTGGCTGGTTTCCTCGGCCGCCGAGGCCATCGCCGCCGGCGAAGGTGCCGCCTATGTGGGCGGCAACGGCACCAACAAGCCCACCGGTTTCCTGGCCGGCCCGACGCCTGTGACCACGGTGGACGCCTCGCGCGCCTTCGGTACGCTTCAGTACATCGCCTCCGGCCAGGCCGCCGCGCTGCCCACCAGCGCCGACATCTTTTACGACATGGTCTACGCCCTTCGGGCGCGCTACCGCGCGAACGCCCGGTGGGTGACCTCGAAGCTGGTGCTGGCGGCCCTGCGCAAGTACAAGGACACGACGAACAACTACCTGTGGCAGCCGGGCCTTGCCGCCGGCCAGCCGTCGACGTTCCTGGGCTTCCCGGTGGTCGAGGCCGAAGACATGCCGGCTGTTGCGGCAAACGCCTTCTCGGCGGCATTCGGTGACTTCAAGGAGGGCTACCTCATCGCCGACCGTGTCGGCATGCGGATCACGCGCGACGAAATCACCGCACCGGGCTTCGTCAAGTTCTACGTCCGCAAGCGTACCGGCGGCAAGATCCGCAACAGCCAGGCCATCAAGCTGCTGAAGATAGCGGCGAGCTAAGGCGTCATCAATGCAATCACGGGGCGCCCGCCATAACGGGCGCCCCGTTCTTTTTGGAGGACGTATGAAAAAAGAGGAAAAGAAAGTCGCCATCGAAGTCGTCGAGACCTTCAAGTTCGCGCATCGCGGCTGCGATGTCGTCGAGTACGAGAAGGGCGCCGTCGTCGAAGTCGAGGCCGAATGCGCCGAGATCGCCATGCGCGAAAAGTGGGCGAAGCCCGCCAAGGCGCAAAAGACCGCCCCCGAAAACAAGGACGCCGGCGCCGCGCCCGAGAACAAGTAACCCCGCCGCACCAGGAGCCCCGCCATGACCCTCCAATACTCCGGCGCCGTGCGCGACGCCCAGCTCGACGCCGTCGAGACTGTCGTCGGCACCTCGCCCAAGCTGCAGCTGCGCACCGGCGCGCCGCCGGCGGACTGCGCCGCGGCCGATTCCGGCACGCTGCTGTGCGAGATCACTTTGCCGTCCGACTGGATGGCGGCCGCATCGGGCGGGTCGAAGGCCAAGAGCGGCACCTGGACCGGCACTGGCGCCGCGGCCGGCAATGCCGGGCACTTCCGCGTCAAGAACTCCGCCGGCTCCACCACGCACGCCCAGGGCACCGTCACCGCCACCGGCGGCGGCGGCGACATGACGATGGACAACATCAACATCGCACTCTCCCAGGCCGTCACCGTGAACACCTTCACCCTCGCCGCCGGGAACGCCTGACCATGAAGCCAGACCGCAAACTGGAAATCGTCGACCAGGCGATTCAAAGCCTGGCCACGCACGACGACGAAGACGCCGCCGTCATCACCGCCAGCCTCGACCGCGTGATCGCCCTGTGCGAGCGCGAGAAGGGCGCCCTGGCCGCGCGCGTCGCCGCGCGCATCGAGGCCCTGATCGGGGAGCCGGAGGCATAATGCTCCTCCTCGCCTCGACCGCCGACCTGCTGCGGATCGTCACCTCGGCGGCCGTCACCGTCGACGTGCACGCCTCCTGGGTCGACCTGAACGGCTCGACCGTCACGCCGGGGCGCACCAACACGGCCATCTCCTCCGCCGCCACCACCACCGTGGTGGGCAGCCCGGCCAGCTCCACTTACCGCACCGTGAAGTCGCTCACCGTGCGCAACCGCCACGCCAGCACCGCGCAGGATGTCACCCTCAACCACACCGACGGCACCACCTCGGTCGAGCTGATCAAAGTCACCCTCGCCGCCGGCGAGTGCCTGCACTACCACGAAGCCGCCGGCTTCTGGATTTCCGACGCCTTCGGCCGCGTCAAGACAAACATCAACAACAACGGCAGCGGCGCCGCGATCAACGCCCTTAACCTGGTGGTGCTCGCCAGCGACGTCGTGAACAACAACGGCACGGCGAACACCATCGCCGACGTCACCGGCCTGTCGTTCTCCGTCACCGCCGGCGAGACCTACCACTTCGAATTCCTCATCCCCTACACCGCCGCCGCCACCACGACGGGCTCGCGCTGGTCGGTCAGCGGGCCGGGCTCGCCGACGCTGCTCAACTACACCAGCCAGTACACGCTGACGGCGACCTCGATGACGACGAACTACGCCACGGCCTACGATATCCCGTCCGCCTCGAACGCCAGCAGCCTCACCGCCGGCAACGCCGCCTGGATCGCCGGCATCATCAAGCCTTCCGCCAACGGCACGGTGATCGCGCGCTTCGCCAGCGAAGTCGCCTCCAGCGCCATCACCGCCAAGGCCGGCGCGCTGCTCAAGTGGTACAGGACGCTGTGACGCCATGATCGGCCACTTCGACATCAACGCCCTGCCGGAGGGCTGGTTCGCCGCCGAGCTGCAGCCGCCCGGTTGGTTCGACGATGATCTGCTCGCCGATGCAGGTGGCGGCGGCGTCACCGCCGATGCCGCGCTCACCCAGGCCGCGCAGACCGTCGCCGCCGCGGCGGGCGTCACCCTCTCCGCCGGTGCCACCCTCGCGCAGGCCGGGCAGACCGCGTCCGCTGCCGCGCAGATCGCCATCGCCGCGCAGGCCGCGCCGCAGCAGGCCGGCGACACCGTCGCCGTGTCGGCGGGACTGACTATTGCCGCCGGCGCCACCCTCGGCCAGGCAGCCGATGCGCTCGCCGCCACTGCCACGCTGCCGCTTGCCGCCAGCGCCGCACCCACGCAGGCCGCGCAGACCCTGCTCGCCGCGGTCGCCATCGATGCCCAGGCCGCCGCATCGCTGGCCCAGGCGGCCGACACCCTCGCCGCCAGCGCCGTCGCCGACTGGGGGCAGATCGTCGCCGATGCCGAGATCGCCCAGGCCGCGCAGACCGTCGCCGCCACAGGCGCCGCCGATGTCCTGGCCGATGCCGTCTTCGCCCAGGCCGGCCAGGCGCTGACCGCGCTGGCGTCCGCCGAGATCCGCGTGGACGGCGCCCCGGCACAGGCCGCCGACACGCTCGCCGCGACGATCTCCGACGGCACCGTCATGGCTCCGTCTGGCGCCGGCGCGCCGTTGCGCCGCGTCGACATGGATCGGCCGGCCAGCACCCAGTCCGCCGGCCGCCCGCTGCAAACGTCTGCACCGCGCCCCGCCGCGGGCGTGAGCCAGCGCCCCTTCGGCGTCAGCGGCTCGCGGCCGCGCCAACTGCACTGAGGCTGAGGGACTCATGGGTCTAAAACTCATCACGCCGCCCGCAGCGGAGCCGGTGCTGCTCGCCGATGCCAAGCTGCACCTGCGCGTCGACGGCACCGACGAAGACACCCTGATCGCCGCCCTCATCCAGGCCGCCCGCGAAGCCTGCGAGCACGAAACCGGCCGCGCGCTGATCACCCAGACCTGGGAGCTGGTGCTCGACGCTTTCCCGGACGGCATCCGCCTGCCATACGCGCCGGTGCAAAGCATCGCCAGCGTCAAGTACCTCGACACGGACGGCGTCCTGCAGACCCTGTCCGCGCCGAGCTACCAGCTCGACAACCACATCGAGCCCGCCTGGCTGACGCCGGCCTACGGCTATGCCTGGCCCGCCACGCGCGAAGAGCCCAACGCCGTGCGCGTGCAGTACGTCGCCGGCTTCGGCGCCGCCGGCACCGATGTGCCCGAAGTCCTGCGCGCCTGGATGCTGCTGCAGATCGGCCACTGGTACGCCAACCGCGAAGCCGCCGGCGACGCCCGCATGGAAAAGACCCCCTACGTCGATCGCCTGCTCGATCGCTACCGGGTCTATGGAGTGTGCTGATGGCCGCCGGCCGCCTCCGCACTCGCATCACCATCACGCAGCGCGGCACCGCGCAGGACGCGCTCGGCCAGCCGGTCGCCACATGGAGCACCGTGGCCACGGTGTGGGCCGACATCCGCCACCCCTCCGGCGTGCAGGCGGTCAAGGGCGATGCCGACATGTCGATCGTCAAGGCCAGCATCCGCATTCGCCGCCGCAGCGACGTCGATGCCGGCATGCGCGTCACCGCCGGCGCGGACGTCTACGACATCAAGGCCGTCCTGCCGGACGCCGACCGCAAGTACCTCAACCTGCCGAGCGAGAAAATAGCGTGAGCGCCGGAAAAAACACCCTCACGCTGCGCGCCGACACCGCCGCCGCCGACCGCTTCTTCGACGCCCTCGTCGAAACCAGCGAAGAGGCCGTGCGTGCCGCCGCGCAGGCCGGCGCCCAGGTGCTCTATGACGAAGTCAAACGCAACGTCGAGCGCATCGGCGTTCAAAGCGGCAACCTGCGCCGCTCGATCTACCAGGTATTCTCCGCCGACAACAGCGGGCCGGGCAGGGCCGTGTATCACGTCAGCTGGAACGTCAACAAGGCGCCTCACGGACATTTGTTGGAATACGGCCACCTGCAGCGCTACAAACACTACCGTGGCAACGACGGACGCATCCGCCCGATGGTGCGTCCCGGCATGGAAGGCCGGCCGAAGCCCGGCCGCCGCGCCTCGCAGGACGCGAAGGATGCCTATTGGGTGCCGCTGCCCGGCGGCCCGCGCCAGGTCGCCGCGCGTCCCTTCGTGCGGCCCGCCGCCGCCAAGTTTCCCGACGCGCAGGCGGCGATGGAGGGCGAATACCTGCGCTTCATCAACGAAGGTCCGCTCGGAGGCAGGCGATGAGCGTCGAGTCCGACCTCTCCGACGCCCTCAAGGGCCTGGTGGGCAACCGGGTGTTTCCAGATATCGCTCCGTTCGACACGGCGCGGCCGTACATCACTTACCAGCAGATCGGCGGGCGCGTCATCAACTACACCGACCCCTCGGTGCCCGACAAGCAGCACGGCGAGTTTCAGATCAACGTTTGGGGCGACACGCGCGCCGCGGTGGCCGCGCTGATGCTGCAGGTCGACGCCGCCCTGCGCGGTGCCGCTGCCTTCGTCGCCCGGCCGCTGGCCGCGCCCGTGTCGCGCCACGAACCCGAACTCGAGCGCTACGGCGCTCTGCAGGATTTTTCGATCTGGTCATCGCGCTAGATCGAAAATAAGCACCCGCCTCCGGGCGGGTTTTTTGAACCCGCCATCGTGCGGGTTTTTTGTTTTCAGAAAGGAACCCGAACATGGCAACACTACCTTCCGGCACGCTGCTGGCCGTCGCATCGGCCTTCGCTGCCGAAAAGACGGTCAGCGGCATCAGCAACGCTGCCGAGGCCGTCGTCTCCTGCACCGCGCACGGCTATTCGGTCGACGACATCGTGCAGCTCTACTCCGGCTGGGGGCGTCTCAACCGCCGCGTCGTGCGCGTCAAGAGCGTGTTGGCCGACAGCTTCGTCGCCGAGGATATCGACACCACCAACACCGAGTTCTTCCCGGCCGGTTCGGGCGGCGGCACGGTGCGCAAGGTGTCGACGTTCACGCAGGTCTCGAAGTACCTCAACCCGCAGCAGTCAGGCGGCGATCCCAAAAACGTCACCGTCCGCTTCATGGACGAAGACACCGAAGTCAACATCAACGACGGCTTCACCGCCGTGACGGAGTCGTTCGAGGTCGATGCCGACGAATTCGGATCGACAGCCTACAACACCCTGCGTTCGCTCTCGGAGGTGCAGTCCGACACGATCCTCAAGAAGACGCTGAAGAGCGGCGATCAGATCTACACGCCGTGCAAGATCGCCTTCAACGAGAACGTGAAGCTCTCCGACGGATCGATCATGACCAACGTCGTGTCGGTCAACGGCAACGGCCGCGTCACGCGCTACAGCGCGCCCTGACCGGCGCACACGGGCACCGGCCTGCCGCGTGTCTTCCTTTCGCGGGGAAGCGCGCGGCGGGTACGGGCACCCCGCCACTCCCGCCACCACCCCGCAAAAAGGAACCAATCATGTCCACCGTCACATTGGGCAAGCGCCCAAGCACGTTCAAGCCATTTTCCGTCAAATTCCAGCTGCCCGACGGCAGCGAGGGCGCGATCCTGATCACCTTCAAGTACCGTACCCGCACAGAATTCGGCGAACTGGTCGACGGCATCTTCAAGGATGCCGGCCGCCAGCGGCCGGAGGGCGAACCGCTCTCCATGCGGGAGCTGATGGAAGGCACACGCGACAAAAACGGCGACTACCTCGCCGCCGTCATCGAAGCCTGGAACCTCGACGCGCCGCTCACCGTCGAGAGCCTGCGCCAGCTCTCCGATGGGCTGCCCGCCGCCGCCGCCGCCATCATGGAGGCCTACCGCACGGCCGCCCTGGAGGGCCGGCTGGGAAACTGAGAGAGGCAGCGCGGGCGCTCTACGCCCGCCTGCCGAGCGAAAAGGAGCTCGCCGCGACCGGCCTGCGCGTCGAGGACTACGAAGAGCACATCGAAGCCTGGCCGGACATCTGGCCGGCCGTCGAAATATTCACCTTGATCGGCACGCAGTGGCATAACGGCTTCAACGGTCCGACCGGCTTGCGCTACGAGACGCTGTTTGACCTGCTCGACCGCAAGGGCCATGCGGGCGAAAACTGGTGGCGGCTGTTCGACGACGTCCGCCTGATGGAAGCCGAAGCGCTCAAGACCATGCGTTCCTGAGGACCACGATGACCGAGAACCGTAAAGTCCAGCTCGAGGCCGGCATGGATGTCTCCGGCGTCGAACAGGGCGCCGAGCGCGGCAAGCGTGCCGTCAGGGACATGGCGCAGTCCGTCGTCCAGGCCGGGCGCGACGCCGGTCAGGGCGTCGAAGGCCTTGGCCAAAGCAGCGAACGCTCTGCCGACAAGGTCGCCAAGGCCTACGGCCGCATCGAATCGGAAATCCGCCGCGTCACCGCCGCCGCCCAGGCTGCCGCCGAGGGCACCGGGCGCTCCGGCGAGCTGCTCAACAAGGCTGTTGCGCAGGGCCTCGATCCCGGCCGCATCGAACCGATGCTGGCCAAGCTGCGCGAATACGAGGCGGCGCAAAAGGGCGTCGGCATTTCCGCCGGCCAGATGCAGGCGGCCCTGCGCGGCGTGCCGGCTCAATTTACCGACATCGCCACCTCCCTGGCCAGCGGGCAGAAGCCGATGCTGGTTCTGCTTCAGCAGGGCGGCCAGTTGAAGGACATGTTCGGCGGCGCGGGCGCCGCCGCCCGCGCGCTGGGCGGCTACATCCTCAGCCTCGTCAATCCCTATACGCTCGCCGCCGCCGCCGCCGGCGGACTGGCCGCGGCCTACTACCAGGGCAGCAAGGAAGCCGACGCCTATGCCAGGGCCCTGATCCTCACCGGCAACGCCGCCGGCACCTCCGCTGGCGCGCTGGCCGGCATGGCGGTGCAGATCAATGCCATGGGCAGCGCCACGCAGGGCGCCGCCGCCGAAGCCCTCGCCCTGGCCGCCGGCACCGGCAAAATATCCGGCGACAACCTTCGGCTCGTCGCCGACGCGGCCCTGCGCATGCAAAAGACGGCCGGCATCGCCGTCAGCGAGACCATCGAACAGTTCGCCGAACTCGGCCGCGCGCCAGTCACGGCCTCGCTAAAACTCAACGAGACGACCAACCATCTCACCGAATCCGTCTATCGCCAGATCAAGGCGCTTGAGGATCAGGGCCGAATGGCCGAAGCCGCCGCCCTGGCGCAAAGCACCTATGCGGACGCGCTTACCAGCCGCGCCGGAGAAATTGAGCAGAACCTTGGTTACATCGAAAAATTGTGGAATGGTGTTGCCGGCGAGGCGAAAAACGCCTGGGATGCCATGCTGGGCGTCGGCCGCACGCAGACCCTGCAGGATCGCATCAGGGAGCTTGAAACCGCCCAGGGCCGCGGCTTCTTCACCGCGCACCGCACCTCAGAACAGGACGCCGAACTGGCCGCGCTCAAGGCACAGGCGCAGGCCATCGACGATGCCGCCGCCGCCAAGGCCAGGGCCAACGAGCAGGAAAAGGCCGGCATTGCCTTGCTGCAGGAACGCGACAAGTATTTGTCCAAGGAAGAGCAGAAGCAGCGGGAATTGCTGAAGTTGACCGCGCAGTATG